CCTCAAGCTCACGAGCCCGGCGGACTTTCTCCGGCCACTGGTTCTCCAGCAAGGCGAAGTCGATGTCGTCCTCAAAGGCCTTGCGGTTGTGGTCGTCATGCTCGGCGGACTTCTCAAAGGCCTCCAAGGCGTCCTTAAGCGCGTCGGGCTTGCTGGCGTCGGAATCGTATTCCTTCATCCCATCCAGCCTCCCGCTGCTGCCACCGGCCTGGGCCGTTTCGCCACCACTGGCGCTTGATACGATACAGCCATCAACCCGAAGGCGTCCGCGCCGTGCGATGACCAATCATGCTCCGGCCCCAGCCCGATCCCGCGCTTCTCGTCGCGCTTCTCGTGGTAGTGGCCAAGAGCGTCCCGACCGTGCGCCGTCTTCTCAGCGCTGAACCACACCGAAGGCATGAGCCGCCGAACCGCCTCAATCCGCTCCGCAGCCGCTCCCCGGCCTTGGTTCGGAACAACCTCAACCGAGAACCCCGCATCCCGCAGAGCGCTCTCGTAGGACACGCTAAACACCTTGTCCGATTGCGCCCCGTCATGGGGAAGCACACATAAGGCCGAACCGTATCCGTTGGCCCTCAGCCAATTCACATGCGTGGCCAGAGGCTGGCCTTGCGCTTCGTAGTAGTCCAGAACCCGAATCTCGCGCCCGAGGAACTGGGCAATCCAGATGCTGCAGGCGTCAGCCTTGGCTCCCGTCCCGCCAATATCCCAGAACGCACGGAACGTCATAAGCGGGTCAGGCGAGACGTTCCCGATCCTGCCCTCCGCCTTGGCCTGCGTCAGTGCGCTGGCGAAGTAGGCTCCGTCAGTGATCTCTTTGAAGCCGCCTTCCCAGATGTGGTCATACTGATCCGGGCGCTCTGCCATGTCCCTCAACCGCTTTCGGTTCAGAATGTCCGGGAACCAAGGGTTGTCCCGCCAGTTCATCTCGATGACCTTGACCAACGGGTCTTGGCTCATTCGAAAGCGCCGATGCGTTGCGCTGTTCTTGCCCTCCGGGTTCCATGTCACCCAAAGTTCAGAATCCTCCTCCCGAAGCGTCGGGTCCAGCTTGGTCCAGCCCTCTTCAGTGACCGGCTCGGCTTCATCAATCCATGCAATCCGAATGCGGCTCTTCGACTTCACGGAGTCAATGTTCCGATCCAGCCCGGTGAAGGCGTAATCGATGCGCCCGCAGGTCGTCCGGATGTATTTTTCGCCGATCTCAAAGTGCGGCTTCAGCCATGGCTCTTCGTTGATCGCGTGCTTGATCTCCTCCATTGAGGAGTCGGCCAGCGAGTTCATAAACTGGCGACCGCACAGGATAATCCCGCTCTCGCCCGCCCTAGCCCACATCACGGCGCGGGCAGCGGTCATCTTAGCAAACGTCCGCGACTTCGCTGAACCCCGTCCGCCGTATGCCCCCCGAACGTCTGCTGGGCCAATGAACACCGGCACCAGTTTGGCCGGAATCCGCATCTGAACCTTACTCAGGGCTCACACCCACCAGCTCGATGGTCGAGAAGTCGGCTTTGACCTGAGCGTCCAAATCCACCGCCTGCCGGGGCTTTCCGAACCCACGGTCGAGGATGGAGTTTGCCGCCGCGACCCGCGCCGCTTCGCTCTCACCCGCCTTCATGATCTGGGCCAGCGTGGCGAGGGCGTCTTCGGTGTAGGCCTGAGCGGCAGCCTTGATATCCGCCGTGGCCTTGTTTGGTGTTCCGGCTTTCCGGCCGCCGGTTTTTACGCCCTGGGCCATCTACTCGGCTCTACTATAGACGGGCGCGACCTCAACGCCTGACAGGTCGCCACCAGCCCGAAGCCTCGCGATCACCGAAGGCGGAGCCCAAGCGTCATGCGCTATCAGGTAGTGCCAGCCATCCCGCGAAAGGCGATCCTCAAACTCTCGGCGGGCCAAGTGAAGGTCTGGGTAGCCAACGTCTTGAAGGGCTTCCATGATCTGAGAGATGGGGATCAGCGCCCCTTCGTCCCGAACGTCAGACAAAAACGTCCCCTGAAACAGGGTCATGGTCGCCTCCATACGCCAGACCTCGCGGCCTCCTGGCGTCGATGCGGTTGGGATCGGCCCGCGACTATCGCTTGCGGGTCAGGGTTGATGCGCGTGTGTGGCGATGTCGGGGCCGAAGGGTGATTGTCCGTAGTGGGCTCGACACTTTTACGGAAATAATCCGCATTAGGCGTTGACGGCTAGGATAATATCCGTATTATGTAGTCATCAACCCCGGGGCAACGCCCCACCTAACGAGGACAGACAGATGACCAAGACCCAAGCCATCAGCGCCGCCATCCTCTCCAAGATCGCCGAGGGCATGTCCGCCATGGAAGCCTGCCGGGCCGTTCTTGGGGCCGATCTGATCGACCAGATGGTTTCCGACCTCTACGACGAACTCAGGGGGCAAGCGTGAAGGGCGCCCCTAACGCCCTCCGGCTTATGCTGGAGGCCCTGAAAACGACCCAAGGCAACATTCAGAGCCTTGGGCCATCAGGCGCGCTGGGCGACGTTTGGCCGCCGTATCGGACCTGGCTTCGCATTGTCAGCGAGGCCATCGAAGCTGGAGAACGCGAACTTGACCCCAGTTGACCTCTACAACGCCCGCCGCACCCTTGGCCTTATGTGGGGCCTTGGACGCCCGCTGAAAGCTTCCGAGATGGGCCGGGTCCTGCGCCTTGGAGGCCGCGACCCTGGCGAATCCATCCGCGATTATGAGCGCGGAAAGACCAAAATCAGCGGCCCGGTTTCACTAGCCGTCGAAATGCTGCTTGCCGGTAGCCTGCCGCCGGGTGGTGTGCCGCAGTAGAGGGCCGGGCCTTTCGCGCACCCGACCCTCTCCGGTCGTTGCACCAGTCGCCGACCGGCTTCCCGCGCGGGGGAGCTGAAAAAGCAAAGGCCGAGGTTTCCCCCGGCCCTGCGCCCGAAGGCCGAAGCCTGCGGGGTTGATCTGTCTGGCGCAATTCGCGCTCCTAGTGTTTCCCATTGGCATGGAGGCGGGCGTTTGTCAAGGCAGGTTTGACATTATCGCATGACACGCAAACCGGGTTGTGTGTCATGAAGCCCTGATCCATGACACACAAGTTATATCCGCAGGCCTGGCGCATAAGCTGTGGGTTATACGTCGTAGCTATCGCATGGCCGCACACCTGAGCGTGTGGGCAAGCTGGATAGCGCAAAAAGCAAGGGCCGAGGTTTCCCCCGGAGCCTTGGATCCAGACTTGGCCGAAAACCGTCACGGCGACGCTAAAACCCCACCGGTTTCAATGTCTTAAGTGTGGATCTAGGGTGCGGGCCGTGAGCCACAAAAGGCAGGGGCCGAGGTTGCCCCCGGCCCGACCCATGAAGCCGGAACTTCAAGGGCTCCTACGGGCGAACCGTAGGGGTGGATATATGCCCGAGGCCGGAACCCCGGGAGGCCCAACGGTAAACCGCTGGGGCGGATACTGTGCCCGCCTACGGGCGTCGGAACAAAGGTGGGCGGGGTCCGTGGCGCGAACAGGCTCACTATGCCCCGCCTCTCCACAAAATGCAAGGGGTGGCGAACGAACTAGGATTTGAACCGAGACCTCCCGCTTAGAAGGCGGGCGCTCTCTCCTGTTGAACTATTCGTTCTTGGTGGGCTGACTAGGATTCGAACCTAGGACCGTCCGATTAAAAGTCGGAAGCTCTACCTCTGAGCTATCAGCCCCTACTAAAAGCAAGGGCCGAGGTTGCCCCCGGCCCTGCGACTCACGCCCGAAGCCGTGAGGGTGGAACGCGGTCTTGGCGGGAGCGAACCCCGCCCGGCGCTGACAGTGCGCCCCCGCTTTGCGACGTTAACCCCGCCCAAGCCCAAAGGCTCTTAAGCCAGCAAGGCGTCCGAACGCTCGCGAAGACCTCATCGCCTTCTATGCCCCAAGCCTCACGCCTTGTCCACCGATCCGTTGAGGACGTAGTGGAGGAGGCGGTCTGCAACCACCATCTCCGTAACATCCAGCTTCTGCGCTATGTGAACGGCGATTTTCAGGCACTCCAGACGCAGGGTAATGAGGTCGGGTTCGGTCATCTCAGGCTCCGGGTCTTCGAGCAGGGGGCACTTGAACGTCACCTCTGGCGCATCGTCGGTGGGGGGAACAGCGCCGTTCGGCCCGACGGCGGTTACGCGACAGCGAACGATGCGGCCGTCGTCCAGCTTCCGCTCAAACCACATTTGCGTCCCTGACGGATCAATTTCCTTGCCCTCGGGCTCCGGGGGCTTGGCGGGATCAGCGCCGGGGTCTGGATCATCAAGCCATGCGGGCTTGACGGGATCACCGCCCAGAAACAGGGGCGGAGTCGGGGCGGGGGTGATGATGCGGTAGTGGGTGATGTCTCTCCCGCGCCACTCCACGGACCGGGCGGAAAGGTGCCAGCCCAACCAGTATAGGCTAGCCTTCCACGGGTTACGATACCGCACCTCCACCACCGTCTCCGGGTCTACCGGGCAGGTGTCGGTTGTGTGTTCGATCCAGTCGGTCATGGGGTGGGCTCCTGCATCCGGTAAACGGCAACCGCCATGGCCAGCAGGCACACAACTGCAATGGCTGCGTTTTTCCATCGGTCCCGTCGGTCGTTAAGAGCGTCCGCCGTTTTTACGCCGGACATCCAAGCGAAAAGTAGCGCGGCGAAAAGCCAAGAGGTCATTGTGCGGCCTTTCCGGCTTTGTATGCGGCGAGGGCGCAAATCAGAACCGCGTCGCCGTCGTATTTCCCCAGGCGGATGTCGGCAGACACTACCGGCGCAGCGCCTTCATATTGCTTTGCCGAAATCTCCCGCACCGCCAGCAGGTCAGGATCAACCGGCTCTGGCGGGGTCCAGCCTTCGCGGACGACTTCGATGATAAGGTGCTCGACGGGCCGCGCACCCCAGCCGGGCTCGGCGGCGCGGCGGTTGGCCTCGGTAATGATCTGCTCATACGTCGCGGTCATTGTGCGGCCTTCCGGCTTTGTAGGCTGTCAGGCCCTTCTCCAACCGCCGGGCGGCTTTGACAATGTGGACCCAGCGGGCGCCATTAGAGCCCGTCCCACGCACGGCGCGGTTGACGATTGCCTCGGCAGGCTCCACCAGCACCCTTGCCCGCTCCTGCTCTTGCTCTCGGGCCATGCGGGCACCGGCGAGGAAGCCCAAGGCGTCGGGATTCTCATCCCACACACCTCCGTCAATAAATTCAGCTGCTGAAGGCCACTTTTTCTTTTTCCACTCCCGATATGCCAGCACATCCGGGTCAACCGGCTTCGGCGGCTTCCAGCCTTCGCGGGCTAGGCGGGCGGCGATGACGGCGACGTCCTGCCCCTCCTCCAGTAGTCTCCACGCTTCATCCGCCGTGGCCTTGTCGAGTTCTTCATGTGTCAT